TGATAGAGTAGAAATTCTTAAGAATTTCGATAGTCTTCACATTCAAATTCATCACTTAGCATCCTTCATAATTTGAAAAATTTGTCCTGGAGTTTCCTTACAAGACATAATCTTACCATTCTTCAAAACTAATGCAGTAACATTAGGACGATCATCGTTCATCGTAATAAGCATTGAAGACGGACGATTATAACGCTCCATTACAGTAATCTCACTAGGGTCAATCCAAAACTCATAGTTAGGTTCTGGGTGTGTCAATTGAATCAACATATTACCTCACTTCTTTTTCTTACCACCGAGTGCACCAGGATCTGCAGTTGCAGCTGCACCAATAGATGCAAGATCAGACAACGAACCACCAAAGATATAAGAGCCAACATGCTGCATCTTCATCCAGGGACAGAACCAAGTCTTGAGTTCGATTGCTTGCGCCTTCTGACAGAACCAATAATCCTCTGAAAGATAACGCTTCGTTACAGGATCGATTTCAGCCTGGAAATACTGGAGGATTTCACGTGACCCATCAAAAGCTTCAGTACGAACATGGTCAGGCTTATAGTTAAATTGAGGATAGCTATCTCTAAACTTAGTCAAAGCTTGCTTGCTGATCATCATAAAGCCAGTACCAATCTCAAGGACTTCTACTGGCTCTCCAAGAGGAATAGAACCTGTATTGTTTTTAGGATTGAACACATAGTCACCAACGAACTTCTCAAGTACATTAGGATCTTCGTCAGCCATACCCTTATCGACTGCAAGCTTAATCTTTTCCCAGCTGATGCACTTCTTGGGATAAGGACCACCAATAATATCAAACTTCTCTGGCTCCTGAGCTTGAAGCGCCATGAGAGCAATAACATCCTGAGGATTGAAACCAATATCAGCATCAATAAACATAAGATGTTCAGCATCAGAACGCATAAACTCATCTACACAATAATTACGAGCACGAGTGATCAGCGACTCATTGAATAGATAGTAGTACTGCAGGGGAATACCGTACTGAGTGCAAATAGCAGACAAGTCGGCAGTAGACTTAGCAAACATGCCAGCACATTGTCCGCCGTACATTGGAGTCGCGACGAAAAGCTTTCGTTCACGAAGCATTTCGATTGGTACATTAATTTCCATTATTTAACATCCTTATAGTGATCGTTATACAAACACAACAGTGTGTAATGTAAGGTCTTCATCAAGTCATCTTTGTTGTTACCGCTCTTCTTACCATAACGCCAAAGATACTTCAAGGCTGTATTACGGAAGGTAGGAGTCGCATCTCCAAGAGCAATCCACGCATCAAAACACTGTACATCATTTTCAGACATGTAGTGTTGATCGTACGTCTTATCTATATAGTCACAAAAATCTGCAAGAATTTTGTTTTCAGCATATTTGTAGAAATTTTTTTCAGTCAAGTCAGTTTCTCCATAAGAAGCAGTTACAGTAGCATCATATTTTTCAGTAGGTCCATATACAACTTTAATATCATCCATTGTTCACCTCATTAATCACAGTTTGAAATACGATTTCTTGTTCGAACATGTCATTGTTAGGGAATGAGTCTACGAAAAATAACAGAGACATATTTGTCAAGATGTTATTAATCTTGCTCTCGCGACCCTGAAGCCAGGTTACGTTTTGGTTGCTGCCTCGTTCTTTGTATCTTTCTTCTCGAACATCAGCTCTAGTAGAGATATGTACAATTTTAAGATCGTACTTCTCAGCACAATCTTCTAGAAATGAAGCAGTGAACAATCTATCACCCTCATATAATACTATAGAATCAGCAGGAAGACTAGCTAAAAATTTAATAGCCTCTGGCTGTACTGCCATAGACATACGGTCAGTACCAGAGAAAACTTCTCCTTCATCATACTTACCGAGAATATAAATTTTGTTGTTCTGTAAGTAAGGAACCAACTTGAACGCATCATACTTTTTCTCAGGTGTGTAATATTCAATCACACGCTTCATCAACGTTGACTTACCACTGCCTGGATTACCACCGATTGCTATAATTTTCATTCAAAAAACCTTTCCATTCCGATGTTTTTTTTCTCAAAAAACCCAGTTGCATCTAGCATATTACTATCAAGGTACAAACTCATTTTACTATTATCTATCTTATTAGTCAATAACTTTGATGGTATTGTTTCTGTGCGTGAATCCCACAATGGTTTCCAGTCGATACCATTCCAACTATCTTTCTCGCACTGTTGAATTTCTTCAGCCTGACGGTCAAGGTAATACCCAAGATACCTGCCACGAGTTTTTCGAAACAGTTTCTTGAATGAACACAGGCAAGTTTCCATATCGAAATAGTCAGTGTTAGGAAATTCCTGCTTAACTTCCTGTAAGATATAATAAGCCTGGCCATCAATATAGTTTACCTGAGATGGTGTCAGTTTTTGATCATACCATTCATCAAGCCCAAGAGCAAGTAGCAGACCATTGCGATGAGAACGAGAGCCATCATGATCGTCGAGCATAAGATTGGAAGGTTCGATTGGCATATCACAACACTGCTTGAGAGTTTGAAGATAGAACCAGGTAGAGTACCTACCAAATTTGTGGAACTTTGTCTTTACTTCTGGCCATAATTGGTCGAAGTTTTCTGTGGCTGATCCTGTGAGAAACGGTTGAAATGCTTCTCGCTGAGAGCGGTCTCCAACCCATTGCTTATAGGATTCGAACTGCGCAGGTAGATGACCTTTATTCCACTTAGTGTCTGTCTGATATCGGAGCCGCTTGTAATTATTATTGTTCCATTCACGTAATCTTTCGACGCCAACGAGTTCCATGTCGGGAAATTCATTCCAAATCACCCATGTTGTTGGAAGATAATACGTTGTTCCATAGATCCAAGCAATCCAGAGCTTTTGTTCTCTGTTGTGCTCGAACCTACGGAACAAGTAATTGGTCATATGAATCGCTGGATCGCAATCCTTGATGGAAAGCGACCAGCGATACCAGTTGATGAAGTCTTTTTTACGCTGCTGATTTAAGTTCATTCGTTCTCGTATCAATAAAACAAGGCAGATAATGCACAACAATGTTGTGTGGGATATTTGCATGCTTAAGAGTTTCTTCGCATTCTTTCGTATGTGAAGAACGCTTCAAGTATTCTTGTACAGAATTAAAGTGCACAACAATAACGCCATCAGAATTTTTATCATTGTAGAGAGCATGAAGAATACCGCCGATACCAGCATTGAAAGAAGCACCAGCATTAATACTCACAGCAGAATAACCAAAATATTCGCCTCGAGTCAATCTCTTAATTTCTTTCGAAATTTGATCTTTGTTCCACTTTTTGAAATTATATTTTGTCATAATTTCACGTTCATCAGCAGCTTTGATAAGAACTGCTAGATTAGATACAATTTTTTTCTCAGTCCAATATTCTTCCAAACTATCGATACACAGTGTCTTAAAACGATGACCTTTGATATTTTCTTTACTAAGATCAAGTAGATCAAGAATAGATTTTTTACAATCTTCCTTACTATTAGTTTTCTTAACCCTATCATTATGATTCATACGAAGACCAAAATCATTATAATTTGCCTGAGAATCATTGAACTCTGAGCTGTTAATATATATCACAGGCACATCTGTCCAGTTCGCCAAATATGCTGCAGTAATGGTGTGATTACCATCAACAATCAATTTATTCTTATTCTTATCGATAACAACAATAACTGGCATAACACTCAAACGAGCTTTAGCAGGATTGCTGACCATTCTCTCTCTAATTTCTTCGACATGATCATGATCGATTTGAGTAAATCGAACTTGATTTTTTGGAAAATGATACACTTCTTCAGTGTTTTCATTATGAATTTCATAATAACCAGATTCAATCTGAGTTCGAATTTTTTTATTCAGAGCCTTATCGGCCAAGAACACTTTCTTTTCTTGTAGATCTTTGCCTGCAAGCCATGAATTTGCAAGTGAAATTGCAGTTTCAGGAAGGTGTGAAAAATGATACATTTTAGCACCACCACCATTGCTCTGATTATACCAAGATGCATCAGAAACTGCATTATTCTTAGAAAGGATGTAATGCTCCAATGTCATACAATCTTCAACAGAGCCTCTGTAAATTACAGTTTTACGCATCAGTCCATGCGACCAAGCGTGACGAAGAACGTAGTTTTCAGAAGAGAAAGTATATCCATCATATTCTTCAGTTGTCTTATGGTAGCCGACATAGCGCATACCATTCTCGATATTCACATATCCATATACGATAGCTTCATAGCTCATGATTCACCTATTTCATATTAAGACAAGAGTATTATAGCTTTATTTTTCGAATTTGTCAACACCTTTGTAGTCCACGAACATCTCTACGCATCCACCCTTCCCCTTACGAATCATTTGTTTGTAGATATAGGCATCAGGAGCATAATCGTTGCTTTGGAAACGAGGAGAGGAGATTCGAAACATCGAGAGTTGACTCTTGCTCTTCTGTCTTCCGAGGAATTGCATCCCGCACTTCTCGTAGAAGACGACTGCATCTGGCTCTGCAGAGACACGGAAATACTCGCATTTCTCGTAGATAGCAACATCCAACGCATGCTGGCAGAGAAGTTTTCCAACTCCTCTACCACGAAATTCATGAAACGAATGAAGAAGCTGAAGGTTGGCGACCTTTGGCTTTCGTTTGCTTACTGTAACAATAATAGCTGCTGCTAATTTTCCATCGATAAATGCACCGATACATTTATCCCATGCTTTCATCATATTACATTTCGCGACAAATCGTTTAGCAAAACGATCTTCTTTTTTATTGGTAATTGCAGCTACGAATGTTTCTTTATCAACTTTCTCCAATCTCGTAAAATTTGCGATGTTTGTTGCCTCTTGACTTGTCATACTTGGTATTCTCCCATGCTAAATACATTTCATGGTCATACTCAAATTTAGGGAATGTGTAATCCCCTTCGAAAAATATTTCGTCAATCTCTTGACCACCATTCAATGCAGCATCCATAAACTTTTCTACAAACCTAAATGAATCTTCGATCTCTTTACGAACGATCGAAGATCTGAAACAACGGAACTCGATTGTACC